GGTGCGCAATGCCCAGCCGGTGGTGGTGCCGAGGTCGAGCGCGAGGAGTGTTCTGGTCATTCCGGAGTCCTGTTGGGGGTCGGGTCTGACGCAGTCGTCACAGTGGATGGTTAATCGCTTACGCGTGCGCGCGCTCACACGTAATAGAGAACAATCATGGACTGTGACGACTGCGTCAGACGTTGGTGGCGTGATAGGGAGTCAGTCGTCGTTGTCGTCGGCGAAACGGCTGCGCTCGGGCCTTGGCTCCGCCTTCAGGCCGATGCCCTGAAAGCCGCGAACGCCCATGCCGTTGCGCCATTTCTCGATGCCGCGCGCGAGCAGCAGGTCGGAGAAGCGACGCTGCGAGCCGACGAACTCGCCTGCCGCTTCGGCCCAGGCCTTCCAGTCGTTGAACAGTTCGGCGGTCAGCGATTTGGCGCGCTCGGTGCGCACGCAGCGTTCGTCCATCCAGCGACCCAGCGCGTCTTCGGCCTCGAAATACTCCTCAGTCGCCGACACCACGCTGGGTGGTGGCTGCAGGCCTGTGCGTTGCCACTGCAGACACCCGGCCAACGCCCAGCCGAGGATGCCGTCACGCTCGGCCAGCAGCTTCTCGGTCAGTGTGTCGTCGCGACGTTCGGGCGGGATCGTCACCGTGAACGGGATCAGGTGCATGCGCCGCTTCATCGCTTCGTCGACGTTGCGGATCGCGGGCTTATGGTTGCCGGCGATGACCAATTTGAACTGTGGGGTGTACTCGAAGAAATCCTGGCGCATGAAGCGCGCCGAGACCTTGTCGCCACCGGTGATCGCCTTGACCTTCGATTCGTTCCAGCGCCGGCCCTGTTCGGTTTCGACCGAGGCGACGAAGCGCGCGCCGCGCAGGCCGGCCAGATCCGTCGGATGACGATCACCGCGCGCCTCCATGAACGTGTCCATCGGCGCGTTGGTCGCGTAGTCGCCGAGGATCGTCGCCAGCACGTTCACGAACACCGACTTGCCGTTGGCGCCGGTGCCGTAGAGGAAGAACAGGGCGTGCGCGCTGGTCGCGCCGGTGAGGCAATACCCCGCCATGCGTTGCAGGTACGTCTGCAGATCGGCGTTGCCGCCGGTGACATCGCCGAGGAACGCGCGCCAGCGCGGGCACTCGCTGCGGGGTGTGGCCGTCGCCAGGCGCGTGTGGTGTTCGCCGCGCGCATGCGGTCGCAATCGACCGCTGCGCAGATCTACGATGCCGCTGGGCGTGTTCAGCGCGTAGGGATTCGCATCCCACACATCCGCGGTCGCCGCGTGCTGGCGATCGGTGCGCGAGAGCCGCTCCACGCCGCCGACGGTGCCGCTGGCGGCGAGTTTGGCGGCGAGCCGGTGCGAGTCCGCCTTCAGCGCGGCGTCGCGACACACGGCGCGCACGAGGTGCTGCACCAGCAGCGTGTCGTCGGCCTGCCAGCGTCGCCCCTCCCACAGCAGCCACTTGCCCCAGGCCGCGCAGTAGCGCCAGTCCTCGGCGTAGCGGGTGGTGAACGACAACGCGAGCGCGTCGTCGGTCGCCCACACCGACGCTTCCTGCGTGGGTGTCGCCGTCGCCGGCTTGATGCTCATGCGCGGGCCGCTGGCGATGAAACCGGCGATGTCGAAGCCTTCCGCCAAGGCGTCGGCGGCGTCCCAGCCCTCGGGACGGTCGTCGGGCGGCAGCAGCACATCGCAACTGGTCGCGCCCACGGCAAGCGCTGCCTGCGCCGCGGCCGTCGCGTACTCCCAGCCCGGCACGTCCTTGTCCGGCCACAGCAGCAGCGCCTTGCCGGTCAGCGGCGACCAGTCGGTCTTGTCCACCGGCGCGTTCGCGCCGTGCATCGCCGTGGTCGCAACGATGCCGGCGTCGATCAGCGCCTGCGCGCACTTCTCGCCTTCGACCAGCACGACGGTGTCCGCCGTGACGATGCCGGGTTGGTGATAGAGCGGCCTCGGTTCCGGCGGTGCCGGTTTCCGGCGCTTCGCATCCCACGGCCGGAATTCCTTCTTGCCGCCGGGTGGGTCATAGCGGTAGACCACGGCGATCAACTGGCCGTCGGCGTCGAGGTAATCCCACTTCGCGGTCGCCGGGCCGAGATCATCCATCGGCGGCGCCTTCTTCGGCTTTGCCGTCGGCAGCGTCTGCGCACGCCCCAGCAACCGGCTGGCCTCGTCCAGCACGCGCGCGAACTCGGACTGCGCATCGAGCCGATGGTGCATAGCGATCAGGTCGAAGATGTCGCCACCGCTGCCTTCGGCGCGATCGGTCCACAGGCCCGCCTTCGCGCCGGTAAGCACGACTTCGAGGCTGTCGCCCGGACTGCCCAACGCATCGCCGATCACGAACTTGCCGCGACGCGATTTGCCGGCGGGAAACAGCATCGCCAGCACCGCGTCCAGGCGTGCGATCAGTTCCAGACGGATCGTCTCGCGCGAATCGTCCGGTTTTGATTCTTGTGTTTGTTCGGCGGCATCGTTGAAGTCGATCCAGTCAGTCGTCATCGACGACCTCCTGGCCCGGCGCGATCACGATCGCGTTGCGATCGCGCCACTGTTCGAGTTCGCTGAGCCGGAACCGGATCAGGTGGCCGATGCGATAGGCCGGCACGCCGCGCGCGCGGCGTTGCGCCTTGTTGTTGAGCCATTGCAGCGGAATGCATAGCGCCTCGTGTGCGGCGCGCGCATCGACCATCGCCTCGACAGGGGGAGGCATTACATCGGGAGTCATGCGGATCTCCAGCAGCGGTCCTGCCATGCGCAGAACTTGCACTCGAAATGGGTGGGATCTGAGAAGCCGCGCGGCAGCAGTTCGCCGGCATCGGTGGCGACGACGACCTGCACGCCGCGGTCGGACATGCGCTGCGCGAGCTGGCCGTCGAAGGGCACGCGCTCGGCGTACAGTTCCATCGTGTCGGCGTTGATCGCGGTGAACAGCGCCGGGTGTGCGTGCAGATCGAGGTACGCCTGGTACATCGCGACCTGCGCGGCGTACACCGGCTTGGCGACAGCGAGCTTGTGTTTTTCCAGCTCTCGCCACGCTTTGGTGCCAAGAAACTTGCACTCCCAAAGCGCGGGGTAGTCGTAGCCCTCGGGGCCGGCCACGATTACGCCATCGACGTGGCCACGGAGTCGCCCCTCAAGCGCGGAGAAACCGAACTGCTCGCCATCGTCTTTGCGTGTGCGCAGGTCGAAGCCCGCGCCGCGCAGCCACGCGACCATGCAGTCTTCGAGGACGTGGCCACGCTCGAAAATGCGCAGCATCCGGCCGCCGATGTCGCGCCCTGGATCGACCGGCGCGTCGGCGTACTCGTACTGCAGCGCGCGTGAGCAGGCGACGCCGAGTCGCGACGCACCGAGATAGGTGCGCTTGGGTTCGGCCTCGCGCACCTGTTGCAGGCCGATGTCGATCAGGGCTTCGAGGCGTTCGGACTCGGTCGAGGATGAATTGAAATCCAGCATCGCATCGCCCTCAGAATGGAATGTCGCTGTCTTCAAAATCGTCCAGCGGCGGCAGTCCGCGCAGCGCACGCGACTGCTGGTGCTGCTGGCGTTCGTAGGCGTGGATGACCACATCGATGACGTGCAGCGCCTGTGTCTGCGAGTACTGCGCGAGCGGTACCGCAAAGCCGACGGCGTCGGCGGCGGTTCCCAGCGCGCGCAGGCAAGCGCGTTGGGTATCGGGGGATAAGGGCAAGGTCACAGGGACGAGTTCCTCGATCGACGCCGGCTGTTGCCGGCGCCTCGTGTCGTAGAGTTGATGGAAGGCGTCCTGGCAGCGGCGTGAGCAGAACGCCCAGCGGTGCGGGTAACGCCGTGAATCGGCGGGCGGGTGTCTCAGGTCAAGGTGACCGAAGCCGCGCGCCGGTTGGCCGCAGGCCCAGCACCGCACGCGTGGGCCTTATTGCGCCCACGTCGGCCGCCCGGTCGGCGCTGCCGGCGTGCCGTGCGTGGCCGGTGCCGCCACGCGGGCCGCCGCACCGGCGGCCGGAGGTGCGCCCGAGGGGTAGTCGGGCTGACCCGGCTCCACGGCCTGCTTGATGAGGTTGCGCGCATCGCCGCGGCCGTCGCGCTCGACGTCGATCTTCGCCACGAAGGTGATGCCATCCAGTTCCTGAAAGCCCTGGATGCGACGCGCGGCAGCGGCCTGCGGGCTGTTGTCCTCCGGCCGGACGTTGCGCGCGGAGTTGAGGATCGCGCGCAGCAGGCTGCGGCCCATGCCGGCCCACGTCGGTCCCTTGCTGCTGTGCAGACCGATGTTCGACCACAGCTTGCGCTTGGCGAACGGGCCGTCCAGCACCACGAACTCGCAGGCCAGGTAAATCGCGCCGGTCTCGTCGCTCTGGGTCGCCCAGCCGCCGGTCCAGCCCTGCATCGGATCGTTGTAGCCGCCGGGCTTGATCGTCATCCGTACCCAGGCGACGGTGCCCTTGGCGATGAGATCGAAACTCTGCTGCTGTTCTGCGTCGTTGAAATCGTTCCAGACGGTCATGGGGTCACCGGCGTGTTGGGCGTGGGAGAGGTGGCGGGGCGCGTGAAATCGAGCCGTTCGAGCGCCGGGCGCGCGCGGCCAGAGATCTTCTGCATCAGGCGGCCAAGGTGCGGCTCCTCGATCTGTTCGAGCCGGCCCGAGCGATCCTTGGCGGGATAGCCCCAAGGGTTGAGGGTGTGGCAGACGAACGCGCGGTAGGCGGTGCCGTCCTCGGCCGCGATCTCGGTCATCGTCACGACCTCATCGACGATGCCCGGCAATTCCAGTCCGGTCTTGCTGCCGTCGATCTGCAACTGCAGCAGGCGGCGACCGAAGTCGTCGATGCGCTCTTCGAGGATGCCGACGAACCACACGCTCTTGCCACGGGTGTGCTGCAGGTGTGTGAGCCACGCGATCATCTCTTGGCCCATGAGGCCGTAGGCGCCGCGCATGTCCGGCTTGCCGGTCTTGTCGGAGTACGCCTGCGGCTGGCCCTTGCTCCATTGCAGACAGAGCCGGCCGGCGACGGTGATCGAGTCGACGAATAGCGTGTGGTATTTGTCGAGCTGCGTCGGATCGCCGTAGCGCGCGCAGGCGGCATCGTAGTGCGCCTGACTGTAGGCCTGGTCGTCGCGCAACGCCGGGTTCGGGCCGCCGATGAACACCGCCAGATCGCGGCAATCGCTCCAGGTGCGGGGCCTCAGGCTGTCGCCGGCCCAATCCTCGACGGCGAGGTCGCCGGCCTCCAGATCGAGGAACAGGGTCGAACCCGCGTCGAGCGTCCAGAGTTGGGACGTTTTGCCGATTCCGGATTTTCCGATCAGCACGCCTTTGACGCCGCGCCGCTCGGACATGCGCTGGTCGGCGCCGATGATGGGAAGCGTCATCTCACACCTCCCCGGCCGGCGTCAGCCGATACGACGGCTTGCCGGGTTTGACGGTGCGTGCGGCCTCGAACTGTCCGCGCAGCGACGGCGGCCAGTTGTTGAAGCGCGATTCGGAGATGCCGTACTCGACGTCGATGAAATCCGCGACGCACTCGCCAGCGGCGGCGATGCGCCTGGCGATCGTGCCCAGCTGCGCCTGGTCCCAGGACACGCGCTTGGATTGATCGACGCTCACGCGCACGTCGCCGTCGGCCACGTGGACGACGCCGAAGTCCTTGCCCGCATCGATGCGCGCGGTGCGGAGGCGATCGCCGTAGGTCTGTTCCAATGCGGCGTCGAACCGGGCCTTGATCTGTTTGAGCCAGTCGCCTGCCTGGTCCAGTTGCTGGGCGAGCAGGATCTTCTGTTGTGGAGAGAGCGCCGCCAACTGGGCGACGGACAGGTCGGCGAGTTCCGCCGGAAGGAGGGACAGTTCGGTCATCGTCGTCTCCCTCACGCGAACGCGCGTTCGCTGGTGCCGCGACGCAGCGCCTGACGCTCGTACTGTTCGACGTCCTCGCGGCGGTAACTGACGCGGTTGCCGAGCTTCAGGTAGATCGGGCCGATGCCCATCCGGCGCCACTGCTGCAGTGTGCGGATGGAGATGTCCCAGCGCCGGGCCAGTTGGGTCTCATCGAAGGCGCGCGCCTCTGTCTGGGCGGCTTGCGCAGTGGTGCGGTCTTGCATGGTGTGTTCCTCGACAGGCTGCGTGTGCAGCGGGCGAGAGACACACTATTGATCGAACGGCTGGAAGACAGCTGGAAAAGCGGCTGGAAAATCGACTTTTTATTTTCCAGCCTTTAAGACATTGAAAGATCAGGAAATTTTGAGCCGCCTTCCTTGATGGTGTACGCCTTGCCCGCCAAACTGCGGACGATAGACTCGTCTCACCGTTCTGAAACAAGGCGCATACGTTGTCCAGCATAATCAGCGGCGACCCGATTGACTGAGCAAGGTAAGGACACCCAATGGCCGACCCCCAACGACGCGCCGACACCCTCGATATTGCGGCCCTGATGGCCGCCACCGACCGCGAGGGTCGGGTCGATCCGATGGCCTACGAGGCGCAGCGGCTGATTCTCCAGAACCAACGGCTTGGCAGCATCGACGCCGATGCGCTGGCGCGAGACCTCCAGCGGTCGCCCGGTTTCGAGCAGTTCGACCGCGATGCGTTTTTGCACGCGATCGATGCACGGCTCGATTCACCCGCCCAGAAGCAGCGTTTTGCGGAAGCACTCGATACGGCCAACATCACCGACAGCTTCGTCGAGCGCAAGGGCGAACAGATCGCCGAAGTGGCCGGCGACGCCTACGGCTATGTGAAGGACAAAGCGACTTGGGCGGACGAATACCTGACCAAGCAGATGTCCTGGTCCTACCAGCGGGCCGGCGAGTTGGAGAACGATCCGAACGCCACCGAGTTGCAGCGCCGCTCCGCGAGCTTGGCGCGGGATGCTGTGGGCAAGGCGCAAGAGCTTTATGGCGAGAGTTCTGGCGGCATCGTTCACAGCCTCAACACCCTCAAGGGCATCGTCGATCTTGGCGAGATGGGCTATCGGTTCACCACCGATGAGAACTACCGCAACCTGCTGATTTCGACCGCGAAGCTCTATGCGGTGCAAACGATGGATGACCCCAGCAAGCCGGTGCGCGATCTGCGCAATGCGGCGACGCAGGCGATGGAGAGCTGGGAGCAGGAATACAAACAGGCGAAGACCGAAGGACGCGAACGACAGTTTTTAGGCAGCACCGAAGGTGCCATCGGGGTGGAGATCGCCGCCACGCTGATTCCGGTTTCCAAGTTGGGCACGCTGGGCAAGGTCGCCAAGGCGGTTGATGGCACGACGCCGGATGCGCTGGATGAAGTGGCGCAGGTCGCGGGCGATGCGAACCGGGTGCTGCGGCGTGCGGAATCGGACGGGCCGCCCGTCCCGCACCCCGGCGAAACCGTGGAGGCTGCTGCAGCCCGAGGTGCCCGAGAAGCGCAAGCGGCTCAAGCGGTGCTGCGCGATGAGATTCGTCTGTTCCGCGACGAGGGCAAGCTTGATCTGCTCATCGAAGCGGCGCACAGAACCGATAACGTCGAAGGCTTGCTGCGCAGCGGCGAGTTGACGCCGAAAGAACTGGCTGAAATTGCGAAGAAAGACTCCAGCATTTTCCGTGGCGCGATCGACGAAACGCAGGCGCTCGGATACAGCACGAAAGGTGTTGACCTCACCACGCTGACCACCAAGCAACTCGGCGATATCGGTGAGGCCATCCACACGTTCGATCTGGTCAAGCAAGGCCACACCGACATTCTGGCGATCAAGAACAATTCCGGTCACGGCATTGATTTGGTGAGCCGCAACCTGGCGGGTGAGTTGGAGTTCAATGAGATCAAGACCTCGGCAACGGGGCAGGCGAAGGCGCAGCGGGGCGATCCCGAGACGTTCGTAGTTAAGCGGATTGAACTCGCAATTGATCAGAAAGGACATTGGGCCGAGCACAATACGATTCCGGGGTTAGATGGCACGGCACGAAGTCTCCGCTTAGAAATCATCGATCCGGATACCGAAAAATTGACGTCCGGCCTCAATGCCAAGTGGGTTCAGATCAATCTCAGCAAATCGCTTGGTTCGCCGAAGTTGGAGGTCGACAAGACCGTCGAGGATTGGGTCAAGCCCGAGTCCAAGAAGCAAAGCATGCTCGAATCACTCAGTCCAGCCGAGCAAGGCGTGCATCACCGCATTGGTGAAAAGGCCAAGGAAAAAGGTCTGGACGATGAGCGTGCGGATAATCTTGCAGCGCAGGGGTTGCTGGCATTCAAGCAAGACAGGCTCGTTCGCAATGCCGACGACATCGGCATCTATGGTGATCGTCTGTTCATCACCCACTTTCCGCATGGGCATGGGCGCGACCCGAATCACCACGTCAATCTCGACGTTGCCGAAGCCTCCCAAAAACCTGCGCATGAGACTTTGCAGCAAGTGGCCAAACTCGATCAGCAGCAAACGCAGGAACGTCTGGCGCAACAACAAGCCCCGCAACAAGATGGACCCGATGGTCCGCGCGGACCCACCATTGGCCCGAGGACTGTGTGATGACGAAACTGCAGTGGCACCCATCGCTGAAAAAGACATTCAATGGCTGCGAAGTCTGGTGGCAGTCGTCGATGATCAAGCGAAACAAGCGAGAGGCCGAAACCGCTCTGCTTACGGAAAGCCTTTCGCAAGAGGGCAGGTTCCGAACCGATCCGTCCGCATTGATGATTCTTGCGCAGACTTATTGCACCGAAGCTTGTTTGTTAGGGGCGAAGAACGAAGTCGATGCTGTCGTTCGACCTCTTTACTTCGGGGTGAGGTTTCGCGCCCTTGATTTTCTCAAAACAGCCACACGCTCTTTGCCGGGCGACGATTCTCAGCCTTTAACTTCGCTATGGACAAGCATGAAGGCCGTTGGCCCCACCATGCTCTCCGATTGGGAGCATGGCCGCATGTGTGCTTCTTATTTGATCGCCATTGCGCACAAGGATATGCGGATCAATGTGCCGGTGATTCGTAAAGAAGGCTGGGGCAAAGGCACCAATGATGCGTTCCTGATTGGACTGTTCTCGCAGGCTTACGACATTCCAACGCACTACGAATCCGCGAATCCGATGGTGGCGCCTTACCGGCAGTTGCTGGAGGTATGGCGGACCACCGACCAAGCTGCGTTTCAGCATGCGATGAATGTCGCTGCGGAGTTTCATATCAGTCGTAGCAAGGACAGTACAGATCGAAATGACTATGAGTTCGATCACTACATTGATCGCGTCTATCCGGGTGAACTCCTCGCCGTACAAGCCCTGCGCCGCCGCGACGGTTTGCCTGCATTCGATACCGGGCATGTGTTGGTGGATACCCCGTGGTCGATCCTTCGCGACCTGCCCACATGCGAACCGCATCCGCTGGCGGTGGCACTGGAAGTGCGGCTGCGGAAAGACGATCCTGAGTGCTGGGAGTTATGA